TCTCTTGAGATAATCCCCTAGATCAACATTAAGTGAAGTATCCACTTTTGTGTATGCCATAGGGTGAGGTATGTCAGCTATGACATTATTATCTAGATCAGTAAACCCAACATTCTGTTCTTGTGACTCGGATGCATCGGGTGTAGGATCCATAGAGATGCCTTCACCTGATTGTGGTATTAGATCATCAAGATAACCCTCATACCATTTATGATCCCAAGTATCGCAGCAAAAACTTGCAAGGTCTTCAGATGTCTCTGTAAAAACTCTATCACACTCACAGTGAGCTTTGAAAGGCGTGATATCGCCTTCTTCGTAAGAGTTTTCAATTTGTCTAATTTTTTCAAAGAAATGTAGTAAAACTTTTTTAATTTGTGAAGAGTAAAGCCCTTCAGTCTGTTTTTTATAGTTTGAAAGAAACATAGTTTTAAAAGTCCAACTGTCCCACAACTTTACCGCCTAAGCAAACTTACAGTCATAAGTCTCAGTTAGGAAGTCCTCACCAATGGGCGAAACATACTTCCTAGTTCCTTGTGGACACAAGTGCTACACTTGTGAGTTTGATATTTGTTAGTCTAGTATTCGTAGAGGACGATACTACGAATATTTGAATAGCCCTAAATAAATAAACGGACTATGTTTTACACATGTCTACCAAAATAGTAGTCGAATAGTACAGTTTGTTTTGAAGCAATTTCAAAACATTTGCATAATTCATCATGTGTGAGAAATGTGGATTCCTCCACATATATTTCCCAACCTAGTTGAGACACAAGTTTTTTAAAGAGTTCTAATTTCTCATCGTAAATTTCTTTACCATAGAAAAAATATTCTCTTAGTGCAGAGGTAATCACAGATATACCTTGCACTTCTTCGCAGACAGATTTTGATTTAGTCCAAGTCATTAGCATTTTCTCTATCGATTCATGCTCTAATGGAGCTAAAAAACATTTGAGTGTTTTATCAAATCGCCACGTTCGTTTTAGGAAGGTTGCATCACATATATTAATATAAGGGACACTTTCAGCTTCCTTGTCTGGCATAGTATAAACTATGTCTAAGTCAGCAAAAGTTTCTTGTATAGCAGTGTGATTGAACCAATCTAGACCTTCACGTACTGACATGATATTATCATCACCGTAGGTCATTAAACTTACACAATCTTTAAATTGTAATGGTTCACCTTTATGATGTTTAGCTTCGAGTGTAAAGAAAGAATATCTCATTCTTAAACTATTCACAATTCCATTAATAACAACGGTAAGTGGATGTCCAGAAGGATTAGAACCAAATAGTTGTACTAAATCACCATTATAGTCAACAAGAGCGTATGCTGTATCTTGAGCTATTCCTCGAATGACTAAAATTTCTTGTGGTGTATAGTTACCTGATAACTTACAGAAGTGTATTATCACATCAAAGGCTGCTAGAATTTCTTTAGGACTCATTCTTTTGTCAAAAGCTTTATAGTCACCAGCAACAATTCTATCTAACCCATATTTGGTAATGTGGACATAAAGTTCATGCCATTCCAAAGATTGAGCAATAGTTCCAGGTGCTGCTTCAAAAGCAAATCTATTGTGTTGTTGCAATCTACAAAAAGAAAGCAAAAATTTACGGACAACAATAGTCCAATCAAATGGAGCGCCTGTAAAAACTCTTGTCTTACCCATCTTTGCTTTTTTAAAAGTCACTGGTTCATCTTTAAGATGAGCACAGAAATTTGGATGAGCTTGACGCTTTTCTAAATAGGTTTCTATAATACAGTCTACTCTTTCCATTATCTCAGGATCGACAGTAACTGGATCTTGCATGCCATGATCTGGAGGACTTGGTGTTAAGAAATACTTTTTACATTTTTTCCAAGGATTTCCTGCACTAGTGTTTCTATTGATTTTATCAATATATGCGACAGTAGCACCGTTAATAGCAGTGAAATTATCCAAAGGTATCATCATATTACTTACATCCTCTAAATTTATTTGTGACATTACATCTGTGATGTAACTATCAACACACTTATTCAGAATTTGAGTGTTTATCTTGGTGATAGGTTTAACAAGATCTAAAGCTGCTATTCGCCAGGGAACCCACGTGGTCATCTGGGGTGCTGTATACAATTTAGAATAGTTTTCATTTTTAAGATATTTAGACATAGGTGTATCAACAACCTTTGATTTAGTTTTACCACGAAAATCTGTAAATGAACCATACACATTCGCATTCCCTTCTTTAAGATATCGAAATACTGATTTTTTGTGTAAGTCTCCTACTTTTCGTTCTGCAGTCGGTGCTGAAACTAATGTATAATCTCCACGTTCAATATTGAACGGATCCAATTTGTCATAAATCGCTCTAATGAAATCTCCATCTACATCAATAGCGTACACCGTATTTATGCTATTAGCGAGAAAATGTAATCCAACTATACTATAGCCATAACCACTATTTATCAAAAGTGGTGCGCCACAATCACCTCCAACGGTGCTTATTTCACTGTAAGCTCCCCAGAGAGAATGATCGAATTGTACATCTTTTTCTTTACATTCGTACTTCTGTTTAGGTAATAATTTAACCTTTTTAAGAGGTTTAGTTACCACTTCCCCATCAGAAGATCTCATAATGTAGAGTCCATTAAAAACTCCATCACTCTTTCCTTTTTGGAAATATTGAACTATTTTCTTCATAGGGGGTAAATCTCG